GGGGGAAGGTTACGAAGTAGCGGGTCTAATCCCGAAAGGTTGGTACGCGGTTAGTATAGGCTGTCCGCTGCTCGATGACGGTATTACTGCGTGCTTTCGAAGGGAAACGGATGCGTTTCGTTTTCGCTTAGACCTTATCAATAGACGCATGAACCCGTGAGGAAGTCCCATGAAGATAGCAACCGTTGACCTAGAAACATATTGGGCTGTTGGTCACTCGCTGACCAAGATGTCGCCTATCAAATACTGTATGCACCCCGAGACCGAGATCATATCATGTGCGTTCAAGTTTGATGACGAGCCGACCGTCGTTGTCTTTGGCGAGCAGGCAGTCACCGACTACTGCAACAAGATTGATTGGTCTCAGTGCTGGGTAGTCGGGCACAACCTGTCTGGCTTTGATGCTATGATCCTGTCGTGGCGTCTCAACATCAAGCCGCTCCTCTGGGGCTGTACTCTGGCGATGGCTCGACCAATCCACGCAAAGGACGTCGGGCTGTCACTGGCTAAGTTAGTCGCGCACTACAAGCTGGGCTACAAAGACCAGTCAGCGCTGATCGCAACTAAAGGCAAACACCTGTGTGATTTTACTGAGCAAGAGATTGCTGAGATGAGTACCTATAACGTCGCCGACGTTGACCAGTGCTACAAGTTACTACGACGACTCATACCGCAGACCCGCAAGGAAGAAGTCCGCCTGATCGACATGACCATACGAATGCTGATCGAGCCCCAGTTTGAAGCGAACACGCCACTACTTGCTGACACGTTAGCAGAAGAGAGCATCCGAAAACAGGCGATGCTGGTCAAAGCTGCGTCCGTTATGGGGATCGACACCAGTGGGATGACAGATGACGAAAGTGCAGCCGCAGCCTTGACGGTCCTCGCGTCGGCGTTTAAGTTCGCAGCGTTCCTGCGAACCATAGGGGTGGTTGTCCCAACAAAGGTTTCCAACACTACTGGCAAAGAAATTCCAGCGCTGGCGAAGACTGATGAAGCATTCTTAGCTTTGCAGGAACACGACGACCCGCTCGTCGCCATGGCCGCAGCAGCGAGGCTCGACGCGAAGTCGACGATCTTGCAGACACGTATCCAATCCTTCCTAGACGCGTCTGACGCTCACCCAGATAAGAAGGTGCCTATCCCGCTGAAGTATTACGGCGCTGACACCACGGGGCGCTGGTCTGGATGGGGCTACAATCCACAGAACCTTCCGCGTGTTAACCCGTATGCACCAAAGCCATCAGATGCCCTGCGCAAATCGTTAGTAGCACCACCGGGCTACAGCGTCGTCGTCGCTGACCTGTCCGGTATTGAGCTACGCGTCAACCATTTCTTATGGCAAGTCCCGTCGAGCATGAAGCTGTTCCAAGACGACCCAGAGAAAGCTGACTTATACAAAGACTTTGCCAGCCGTCTGTACAACGTGCCGTTTGCAGAGGTGACTAAAGAACAGAGACAGGTGGGTAAGGTTGCTCACTTAGGGCTTGGCTTTCAAGCAGCGCCTAAGACATTCCAGAAAGTTGCTAGGCTTATGGGCGGCGTCGACATCACTGAACAAGAGAGTGAGACCATCGTAGAGCAATGGCGTTCTAACTACCGAGAGATAAAGCAAGGGTGGGGCAAGTGCCAAGACGCTCTGCCTAGTATGATGCGCGGTTCAGAGGGAGCCGCCATCGACCCTTGGGGCATGGTGCATCCAACACCGACAGGACTTCAAACACCGAAAGGGTTCATCCGATACCCCGACCTGCGCAAAGAACACAACGAGAAGTTTGACAAAGACGAGATCGTCTACGGGCATAAGCGTTCCAAGGCGTCAATCTACGGGGGCAAGATGGTGGAGAACATCGTCCAGCACCTCGCCCGCTGCGTGATCGCCGACAACGCATTGTCTGTACAAGCGGTCACTGGGTTAAACCCCGCCCTGATGGTCCACGACGAACTCGTCTACGTCGTTCCCCAGGCAGCAGCTCAAACAACGTTGGACACGGTGCAAAACATAATGAGGACGCCGCCAACGTGGTGGCCAGAACTAATCACATGGAGCGAAGGCGACATAGCACAAACGTATGGAGATGCAAAATGACCGAACAAGAATATGGACAAGCCCTGTTGGCCCACGAAGCCACAATCGACCGTAGCTATATGCACGTGAACAACGGCGGTGGGTGGTACGCCAAGCCGTTTCCCAACCGAACTCCGAGAGCCATTGCCATCATTCAGTGGTTTTACGATAACGAAGAGGGTTCAGTATTCGAGCTCAGTTCAGCGGCGAAACTCCACAGGCTTGGTACTGTCCACGCGGTTACAAGAAAGCTGGTAGACTGTGGAGGTCTGACGAAAATGCCAGTAACGCAGCCACGCGGCAACGCTAGACGTTACACAGTTACCGACACTAATCGCGAAGTGATCGAAGAAATACTACACGACTACGTTTAGTTGTGTTCGTGTGTTTACACGTGAGCGCACTTTGTGTTACATACGTATAAACACGTACAGAACAGATTCTAAATAAATGTAAATCTGGGGGGAATTACAGATGAATAGAACAGCACACGTACTGAAGATCGAGGTTTTTTGGCCCCGCGCAAAAGTAAGTACGCAGAGTACAGCAATAGATATTACGAGACGAACATGTCACGCGCGTTACGTCGCACCGGAAGAGACAGTATCTACAAAACGGCGCTCAATTCCCGGTATCCCGACGGGCAGTCAGTGGAAAAACCGTAAAGACGACGCAGCTGCGCGCGGCGGCTGTAGGCACAAAGCGATGTATTGGTCTATCGCAAAGCAAGCCTCGCCGTACATAGCGGTGGATTATAAAACGCCAGCAGACGCAACATTCTTGCAAGCGCAACCGTGGCCGAACGAACCAAGAGGTTCAAATTGTAGCTCTGTGAAGCGACCCCGTCACATAAAACCGGGAAACCTTGTCCCGACAGAACATAATAGAAGCGAAATGGGCTTAACTATAGGGTGCTTAGAAAAATGTACCGACCACACAGCCTTTGTTTCACGAAATAGGAAAACGATAAATGGGCTTATTCCCACACAAAGAACCACTTGAATTTCCAACAGAGGACGAGTTGCGTAGTTGCACTACGTTCTTGGAAAAAAACCCGCACTCTGTGCAGAAGTGGATGCACCTCGCGGACAAATACATGCAGACTTTTGTAGAGAACCAATTTAATTTTCTACTACCAAAAGCGCATGAGTTCCTAGGACCAGTAATATACCGTTACGCCCACGACACGGAAGGCTTTACGAAGTATCTACTGGAACTACGCGACACGTTCTCCAAACAAGACTTGGCGTGGGAACAGGTGCAGAAACTCCAACGCCGTGTAAACGGCAGGTTTGTGCAGCAGCAACGACGAGAACGGTCCGGCAGGGCCGTAGCCAAAGCAATAGAGTTGCACGGCGAAGCAGACTACCACCAGCGGTTGCAGTGGGTAGCTAAATTGGAACACGGGTGGGCAGGTCGCCGACTGTTGTTCTTGGACGCTTACCGCGACACCCGCAAGACAGCGCGGATAGACACGGAGATGAGAGCTGAGTTACTGGCCCAGTTTTGGGATATCGTGGATACCGAAATATTTGAAGATAAAGGACTACCGCCTTGGAACTAACTAAACCGTGGAGTTACTCTGCGTTAACAGCTTTCGAGACTTGCCCAAAGCGCTTCCAACTCACGCGCGTTACTAAGCAAGTTGTCGAAAAGCAGACCGAAGCTACCCGTTGGGGTAACAAAGTGCATAAGGCGCTCGAACTGTTTGCCCGAGACAGGACACCACTACCTCCTGAGATGGCAGAGTACGAGCGCTACGTGCTGAAGATACAAAACTACGAAGGTAAGCGTGTTGTCGAAGAACGTGTCGCGCTTACTAAAGACTTCCGATCCACCACTTGGATGGCAAAAGACGTCTGGGTGCGTGGGATCATAGACATCGGTGTAGTCGGCTCAAAGACTGCGTACTTGTTAGATTGGAAGACAGGTAAACACAGGCCCGACAACGACCAATTAAAGCTGTTCGCCGCTCTCGCGTTTGCCATGTATCCTTGGATCGAAAACGTGGTGACTGGCTTTATCTGGTTGAAAGTAGAAAAGTTTGACAAAGAGGTGTTCACACGTGCACAGTTACCCGAGATATGGAATGAGTTTATGCCCCGATTAAGCCGAGTTGCCATGGCTTACAAAGACGACAAGTGGCTACCTAAGCCGAGTGGCCTTTGTAAGAATTGGTGCCCCGTGGGGCTCAGCTTGTGTGAGTACTGCGGGAAATAACAACATAGAGCGCCAGCGACTATAGGTCTGGCAGAAATGAACAGTACAGTGAGTATAAATAGCAGAGACAAAACTGAGTTAATCGACATGAATAACGTAGAACTACATGCTTACGGGACGCATAAAGAATCGGTAACACCACTAGAAAACGAGTTACTACATAGGCTTGAGAGCTATATTGAGATTTATGGAGACTTTATAGATGTCGGGCGGCTTGAGGTTTAACTGATGGCGATGACACCAGAAGGCAAAGTAAAAAAGAAGGTCAGAGAATACCTTCAATCCGTCGGTGCTTGGTACTACATGCCAGTGTCCAACGGGATGGGCCGCGTCGGGTGCCCAGACATTCTGGTGTGTTACAAGGGTCTGTTCATGGCCTTCGAAACGAAAGCGCCGGGAAAAATAAAGAACGTTACGCCTAACCAGCAACGTGAAATAGACGGTATTACACGTGCTTACGGGTTAGCACATGTCGTCGACGACGTCGAACAAGTAATAGCCATAATGGAGAAGGTTGATGGTCAAATCATCTAAGAAAGAACTTGCTACCAAAAAAGCGTACAACGCTCGGCCAGACGTTATGAAAAAACGTGTTGCCCAGAACAAAGCCCGTCGTCACGCCGTTGCTAAGGGCAAAGTTAAGAAGGGCGACGGTAAACACGTCGACCACGTCGTCCCCCTGGACGCAGGCGGCAGCGCCACCGACGGGAACACACGGGTAGTTAGTGCGAAGACCAACAAAGGTTGGCGGGGGAAGACACCCGGCATGTACACTAAAGGTAAGACATGACGCGACACTACAACATCGGCAAGTCTGACTACTCAAAGAGAAACATCCAGCCGTGGGATATATGGCTGGAGTATAATTTGAACCCTTGGGACGCCGATATTATTAAGCGCATCCTGCGGGACAAGCCGGGAGAGCGGCTAATGGATTACGAGAAAATCAAACACATCTGCGATGAACGCATCAGACAGATCGACGAGGAGGTAAACCATGCTAATAGTGAAGGAGAAGAAAGCGCTGGTGCTAAAGCTTCGAGACTCCACCCAAGTTTTAAACGTAGTCCCAACCGCTAAACCATTTACAGTTAACGGTACATCGTTGGTTGCAGTGCCACACCGCACCGAAGAGACCCGACTGCTGCGTAATTTGGGCTACAAAGCCCCTGCCCCCATCAGGACTTACTACGATTGGCCGGGGCGCTTCACGCCGTTCCACGCTCAGAAGGAAGCAGCAGCTTTTCTGTCTATGCACCGTCGCGCGTTTAACCTCAGTGAACTGGGTACTGGCAAGTCTCTGGCGTCCCTGTGGGCTTACGATTACCTCAAAAGTATCGGGCTACTAAACAAGTGTTTAATCATCTCACCGCTGTCTACGCTAGAACGCACATGGGCCGACGAACTGTTCAACCATTTCCCACACCTCACGTTTGCTGTTCTGCACGGCTCCAAAGATAAACGCATCAAGTTACTCAAAGAAGACTTCGACGTGTACATCGTCAACCACGACGGTGTTGGCATCCTCGAGCCCCACCTAAAGACGCGGACCGACATCGACTTAGTGATCGTCGACGAGATAGCGCAGTGTGCCCGTAACGCTGGGACGACACGTTGGAAGCAGATCAACTTGGTAGTCAACCGGCACAAAGAACCTCGGTCTTGCTGGGGTATGTCAGGAACGCCTACGCCAAATTCGCCTACTGATGCGTGGGCACAGTGTCGCCTTATAAACCCTGCCAGTGTGCCGCCATACTTTAACAGGTTCAAGGGCACAGTGATGAAGCAGCTATCGCAGTTCCAGTGGGTAGCCAGACCCGAAGCCACACAGATCGTTAAGGATGTGATGCAGCCGTCGGTTCGCTTCACCAGAGATGAGTGCCTCGATCTACCCCCGCTTATGTACGAGACGAGGGCGGTGACGCTGACGCCGGAGCAGAACAAAGCATACAAAGAGATGCTTACACGCCTCAGCATACAAGCAGATGAAGGTGAAATCACAGCGGTAAACGAAGCTGTGAAGATGGCTAAGCTGGTGCAGATAGCATGTGGTGTTGTCTACGCAACCGATGGCACAGAAGTTACGATCCCGACGTCGCCTCGCGTGGAGGAGACCCGAGCTATTATTCAATCAGCTCAGGGTAAGGTGATCGTGTTCGTCCCGTTCGTCTCTTCGGTTAAGATGGTAGCAGCCGAGCTACGCAAAACGTTTTCAGTCGAGGTTATCCACGGCGGTGTAAGTAAGACAGAACGTGACCGCATCTTTGGAGCGTTCCAGAAGTCCGATGAACCGCGGGTTTTAGTTGCGCAGCCAGCCGCTATGTCTCACGGGCTAACACTAACCGCAGCCAGCACAATAATCTGGTACAGCTGCATCACATCGAACGAGACTTTCGAACAAGCTAACGGTCGTATCAATCGACCGGGGCAGAAGATGAACAACTTTATTATTTGTTTGGAAGGTACTCCAGTCGAGAAACGCATCTACGCGAGGCTCCGTAAAAAGCAGAAGATGCAAGGTGCGCTCCTCGATGAAGTAAAAGCACATCGCGTAATCGCTTGACGCCTTGAACCAGAAAAACTAATGTGTTTACATGTGAACACGTAAGAAGGTATTACACAATGAATTTACTAAAGCCAACCGAAGTATCGGCTAAGCTAGGCATCACTAAAGGTGCCCTACATTCGTTTCGGAGGAGAGAGCACAGCTTCCCCGAACCAATCAAAGTCTCACCCAAGGTCTTTAGGTGGGACGAAACAGACATCGACAGGTGGCTGACTGCCAAAAAGGAGAGCATAAATGGCACAAGTACAAAAGCTGGACGACAAAACGCTACTACAGTTTTTCATCCAATTGCGGGACAGACGCGCTAAACGCAAAGCGGATTACACGCTGGACGACGCTGGTGACAAGAGCAAACAGGACGGCATAGAGATCGAGTTCCTTCGTCGTTTCGACGACCGGGGCATCGACAACGTATCTTCACGTGAGTTTGGGACTGCTTACAGGTCGACACGTTCGTCCGCCACCGTAGCAGATCGTGACGTTTTTACTAATTACATCAAAGAGCATGACGCTTGGGAGCTTGCGGATGTCCGTGTGAGCAAGACAGGCGCATTGCAGTTCCGCGAAGAACACGACGATCTTATCCCCGGTACTAACTGGAGCGAAACACAAGTTGTGAACTTTAGGCGCAAATGATGCTGGATTTTGGGGAACTACCTATCGAGGCTGTAGTAGTATCGGGCGTAACCAGCGCTCGTACCTGTTACACCAACGAGAATGAGCACATGTGCCACTCCGACGACGGCGTCGTTCCGGCAGCAGATACAGAGACCCCACAGGCGAAAAAGTGCGCAATCTGCACACACAATCAGTGGGGTTCCAAGATTACACCTAACGGCAAACGCGGCAAACGCTGTCGAGAGTTTAGTCAACTCTCACTTATACAGTTAAACAGCCCAAACACGCTGTCGTTAGTTGTACCGGCCACTTCTCTACGAGCACTTAGAGACTATGAGAAGCAGGTCGTAAGCAGAGGCGAGAAGCTATCCAATGTTGTCACCAAGATCGACACGGTGGAGAGCAACAATCGAACCTCACTCTCGTTTAGGGTCACACGTTTTTTACAAGACGGTGAGCTTGACGAACTCAAGAAAGTGTCCACGCGCACAGCTTCAGCTTTCGCGGTGACAGACGGATTTACTTTAAATTAAACCCATAGGAGGCCAACATGGCTAACAAAAACACGACACTTATTATCTCTGACGTAACCGCGATGTACCCAAAGATAAATCAAACTTACAAGTTTGACTCGAGCGCGGGAGAGCGAGGCCGTACTGTTCCTTGCGCTGCGACGGACGACGGGTCAGAATACTCAATGACCTTAATGCTAACCAAGGCACAGGCGGTCAGCTTGTACTCGAGCATGAAAGAGCACTACACGACCACTAAGAACGATAAGTGGGACTCGTTTCCGAAGGCTGCTGAAGTCTTCAAGCTCGACGACAACGGTATGTTTATGATCGAGACAAAGCTGAAGGGCAAATTCGGTACTGAGCTTACTGAGCCGCCAAAGCAGTTCGACGCGAATAACAAACAGATGCCCTCTGACTTCTTGCTGACGTCAGGCTCTCTAGTTAACGTACTGGTCGGTTTGGTTACATACGAGCCTACCCGTGGCTGTGGTGTATCGCTTCGTCTGCGTCAGGTGCAGGTCATCGAGTTGGCTGAACTAAAGCAGCGCTCTGCGTTTGAAGTTATCGACGGCGGGTTCAACTCCGATGCGGGTGGGTTTGCCACTGAACTTATGGCCCCTGCCCCTGCACCAACCGCAGAGGACGACTTCGACATGGGATCTCCTGCTCCAAAGGCGGTTGCTTCTGTCCCCAAGGCAGTTCCAGCAGTGGCTGTGGTCAAAGAAACTACGGACCAAAACGCTATCTTGGACGGTCTCGACGAGCTAGAGTTCGACGAGGCGGGTTAACAGACAAACTCAACGGTAGCCGAGGGCAACTTCGGCTACCCAATCTGTTAACGCGTAAGCATTTAGGTATATTATGAACACACTAGAATTTTTAGAGTGGGTTCTACCAACGACTGGAACGGTTGTCCTCGGGTTGCTCGAGGAGACTGCCCACGGGAAAACTAGGTGGAGCCACCGAAGCTACGAGACGGTCGACGACGCCGCCGCAGCTGCTGTAGAGATCGACGGGCCGGGGATGACTGCGTATTTTGCGGTCAACACTTTCGGCCCTTGGTACAAAGACAAAGACGGTAAAGATGTTATCCGCAAGAAGGAGAACGTAGTTGCGTCCCGAGCCCTGTTTGATGACTACGACGTCAAAGACAAAGTTGGTCACTACGGAACCAAAGAAGAAGCCATCGCGGGTATCGTTACTCTATCAAAAGCTCTGCGCCTGACGCCCAGCGTGGTGGACAGCGGGGGCGGCTACCATACATACCTGCACACTGAAGAAGAAATGGACGCGGCTACGTGGAATGAGTTGGCTTTACTCAAAAGAAAAGTGACGACTCATCTAGGCATTTTAGTAGACAATCAGGTCGACACAGACAGTGCGCGTGTGCTTCGCCCCGTCGGATTGTACAACCGCAAGTACGGTGAGCCACGCGAAGTTAAACTACTCAAAGCTGGACCGCGTTACTCGGTGGCTGTCATCCGATCCGCGCTCCAGGACTTCATCGACGACAACGAGATAAAAACTAAAGCTGTTTCTGGGTTCGGGGTTATAGAAAGCATTCCTAAACTGGACCGCGTCGCCGCGTCTACCGCAGCTCTGTCAGGCGACGACTGGCACGACAATGTTTTGAAGCTTGTCGCAAGCTACGTGTCCAAGGGCAACACCGACGAAGAGATAATCGCTTTGGCGGGGCGCTACACACTCGACGATTATTCGTCCGAGGAGACACTCAACGATATACAAGTAATGATCGACGGGGCTCGGGCCAAAGGTTTCGCTCCCGTCGAAGTTGATCCGACGACGTCATCTGCGGCAGCGGCAGCACCGACGACGGGTGGGGGGGCTGTCATCGAGGGCGAGAACATACCGTACTGGCCAGCAAGTGGCTGGAAATGGAACGGTGTCGCTCTCAGCCGGGCTATCGTCGACGCCGACGGCGTACCACAGTGGCGACCGTTCTGCCGTTCTTTCATCTACCCGCTCAACCGCATCAAAGACGCCGAAGGTACGTGGGTTATCCACTGGAAAGCCCTTGAGAAGAACGGCGATTGGCGTGATTTTTTCATGCCGACATCCGAATTAGCATCCACCGATCTGATGGCAAAAACGTTAGCAGCACACGAAGTATTTCTTTTTCGAACAAAAAACGGGAGGCCCGACATGGCAGAATTTGCAGAAAACCTAATAGAAACGCTTCAAGCGTGGAAAATTGAAACAAAAACCTACGGACAATTCGGGTGGCTCCCTGATCGCAGCGGCTTTGTGATGGGCACCAACATGATTACGCATGACAGTAGTGTCAGAGTACTGTGTGACGACGGCGTTCCCCAAGACATCTCTGTTGATTTTGGCCGGAGCGGTACCCTAGACGAATGGGTCGCAAACATCGACACACTTTACAACCGCAAGGACGCAGAGCCGTTTCAGTTCGCTCTCTGTCACTCGATGGGGTCAGTCCTTGTTGAACTAATGGGCAGTAGTAACTGGCACGGTTTGCCTTTGGCTTTCACAGGGTTCGGCGGTACGGGTAAGTCGACGGCGTGTAAGATAGCCTGCGGGTTTTTCGGCAACCCAGAGTTGATGGAGCGTCAGACGGGGGAGCAAGGTTCCACACTGAACGCGGTGATAAAAAGGATCGCCATAATGGGGTCTATGCCCATGCTGCTAGACGAGTTTTCTGGCAGAACTCCAGACGAACTAACACGCACTGGATATGCTTTAGCCAACGGTCGAGATAAAGAGCGTCTGGGGACTAGCGGTAAGTTTGCTACGGTCGGCGGTCAGTGGTTCAAGAACTCGTTCATCACAAGTAACGACAGCATCTTGGAGAGCATAAGCAAACTCCCAGCGGGGTATAGAGTTGAGGCAACGCAGCTTCGTTTCTTCGAGGTCTCTCTGCCAAAAGACTACCGTTCCAGAGTATTCCCAGACGTCACGCAGACGTTCATAGAAAACCATATGGACCACGTCTACGGCGAAGCGTGTCTACCGTACATAAGGTTCATCATAAAAAACATGGACTGGGTCCGTCGTCAGCTGGCGGCTGCGCGGGTCAAGTTTAATCCAAAATCTGAGGAGGATAATAAGGAACGTTTCTACCGCGATACTATCGTCACCGCCATTGTCGCAGCTAAGATCGCACAGAAGCTTGGCCTTATATCGTTCGACGTGGGCAAGATGCAAAAGTGGGCGGAGGGTCAAGTTAAACAGCTGCGCGAAGGTCGACGTGAAACGAATACAGACATCGCCGAGCATTTAGCAGCGTTCATCGCGACGTTGCAGGGCCGTCTCATCGTCACAAAACGGATGGGCAATGCGAACGCAAATAAGGAAGACACGGCGTTTCCACTTCGCGCCCCTGCGGTTGGCCGGATAGCAACCGAAAGCCAAAAGGCTTTTGTTACAGTAAAATCTATCTCGGATTGGTGCAAAGAATTTGGTGTAGCTCCCGCCGCGATACGCGACGAACTAGACCGTGCCGGTTATCTAATGGTGCAAGCAGACGGGTCGTCTAGCTCACGTATGTATATTGGCCAAGGGTCGACAGTACCGTCGGGTCAGGCCCGTTGTTACGAGTTGAACTTCAATAAACTTTATTTCGGCAAAGCCCTCGCGCTCGTGCCAGCAGAGGAGGAAGCAGGATGACTGAAAACGAGGAAGCAGAACTGGGGCGGCGAATGCTTTTACTCGCCCAAACAGAAGCGGGACTAGCACTACCCAAGGCTGGTGGGTCGCCAGCGCTTGACCGCATAAATTACAACGAAAAGCTAAAGAAATACTACCCACTGCCTGCCAAAGCGAGTTTGATAAACCGGATGCTACTTAAACAACTCGACGTGGCTGATATAGCCCACTGCGTACAGTCATCTACACTGACCGTTACGCAGATAATGTCAAAATACAATCTACCAAGAGCGGAGGGCTGAGAATGAGCAATATCCCACAAATAAGAAAGACTATCAGACACCGCTTGCATGGCATGTCGACCGAAGCGACGAGCAGGACAAGGTACGGTCTTCAGCAGCAGCTGGAGGAAATTGGGTACCTGTTCGAGATGCTCGAGCGAGAAGTCGCCGACGGGAAACTCTGGGATGGGGAAAAGGAGGAAGTAGTATGAACGCACTTCAAGAAGAAATCAGGGCGGTAATTGAACCACTGGTGGCTGAGATCGCGTCTCTAAAAACTTTGATAAGCGACCACGTGGGCGCAAATGTTGAGGTGAAGTTAATAACAGTTCGCGACGCAGCGAAAAGATTAGGCTGCGGCGAAGAAACCGTGCGGCGCATGGTCAAGTCCGGTCGGCTAAAGTGTAAGCGGATCGGTAACCAAATTCGGCTAGACCCAGCGGACTTATTCTAGGAGCTTCGCGAGGTCTTCGGCGTCTTCGTTGTAGTAAGTCATCAACTGGTTAATATTCGTGTGCCCCACGTTTCGGGCCAACGCCAGCACAGGTAGCTTCTTGGACAGCCGCGTAATCGCTTCGTGGCGCGTATCGTGAAAATGCAAGTCAACTACGGTCGTCTTACTTTTGAGTTTTCTGAAGGTGGCATCCAGTTGTTTACTGTTTGACCTAAAGCATGTGGCGCGGTTCGTAGGCGGCAGTAAAGCCAGTAACTCCACCGCCCGTGCAGAAAGCGCTACTGTTCTTTTCTTACCGTTCTTTGTAATTTCTGAGGGTAAGAACACTGTTCGTTTTTCAGTGTCGACGTTACCCCACACCATCTGACAAATCTCTCCTGCCCTCATGGCGGTCTCAATCGCGAAGAGAAACGCAACACACACCTCTCCCTGTACCGTCGTCGTCGTAGTCTCATCAAAACCGGCGGCTAAACAAATCTGCTCAATCTCGCTGTCTGATATAAGACGATCCCGTGGTGGGTTTTCTTTTGGCCGCTTCACCCCCGTCATCGGGTTAGCTTCGATAAGTTCCCACTCGTCTCTGGCAGTTGAAAATATATGCGACAGCAAGTTCCACTCTCGGTTAACTGTGGAACCTTGAACTTTTTTAAGGCGAGCATCTCTCCACGAACGGACATCAGAACGCTCGATTTTCTGTATGTTTATCTTAGCGATTGGCATCTTGAGTAACCGACTGATCTGTCCTTGCTCCCACTTCACACCTTTTTTACCACGGCTAAATTCCATTTCGTAGCGGAGCGCTGCTTCTCCAAAAGTGGACGACGTCGTCTTAACCACGACAGAGGTTTTAATTTCATGCTCTTTTGCAGCAGCCCAGTCTTTAGCTTCTGTTTTTGTTGGCTTGGTCTTAGACGCGCGTACACCGTCCATTCGAACTTGTGCTTGCCACATGCCTGTTTTTAGTTTCTTGATAGACGCCATGTTAGTTTACCCCGCCTACAAATGACGAACTATTCGTACTTTATTCGTCATTGAATGTCAAAACGCGTCGCACCGGTCACTATTATGTTTACGTGTAAACAGATTAAAACTCTATAAATAAGGAAAAAACCCTTTATCTTATAACTTTATGCTATTTTGTAAGTTGTTTGGTGGTACCCGCGGCCGGTACACAAATCTATTTAATATCAATTATTTAGTAAGGCCGTTAGTCATTTATTCGTCACAAATAAAAAAAGCCCCCCAAAAGCAGTGCGAAACCTGACTAATGGAGGGCAGTTTACCAGACGACTAGGGAGAGAGACGTCTGGTCAGTGAACAAGTTTATTTAAGTTTGTTTTGTTCCTTACGCTCGAGCCTTGATCTGTTTCTGGGGGCTTTCATCAACTCACTCATGCTTTGTCTTGCCAGAACGCCTCGAGTATTATTGAAGAACGGACGAACCCTAGCTTTGGCCTTCTCGTTTTCCCGAAACGCTTCCCTAGCTTCGGCTTGGCCGTCGCGGTCTCTAGCTCTAGTAGCTTCGATGTAGTTTTTGCGGATTCTGGAAGACTCCTTGTTGAAGTACTGTGTCAGTTCGTACTGCTGTCCTCTGGTCCATTTTATCTTGTTGACCTCTGTCGCTGGTAAACCCAGCGCGTTTACCAAAAGACTTGTTACGTCAAACTCTGTGGGTTTCACGAGCGTTACGCCGCTCTTGGTAGTTAGCCCTTCGGTGCCCAGACGATAGCTTTCGACCGCAGTTCGGATGCCTTTTGGTGTAGAGTATTCTATACCCTTCAACGTATCGCCCTGTGCAAAGTATTCCCAAGCACGGAAAAAGTTAGTGGCCGTAGTCCCAAACGGACCAGCCAAGCCCATTATTAAGTCGGATGCCCCAGCGGCACCCGGCGTTAAGTCAACATATGGCAGCGGACTCATTATCTTGTCTTGAGATAACTTAGTGGTCAAATCGAGCCCGACAGTTGTAAACATGCCCTTCGATAACACATCCCCCAGTAACCCGTCGTCGATGTGCTCTTTGATCCATCGCTCTAAATCTTGTGGCTCGTCTTCGCCACCGTTGAAGAAAGTCGACACCCAGAAAGCCAGAGACGCGCCCGGCACACCAACAACGCCAGCACCCATCGCCGCGTGGACTAAAGAGTAACCTAATATTCGTTTGCCAGCTGCTCTAGTTTCTTTGGTATCACCCCTAAAAGCTTCGTTAAACGCGTTTGTATAGTGCCACGCCATCAGCAACTGATACTTGCGGTACTGTACCGCAAGCTTGACAGAGCTAAGTTGTTTAATAAGAAGTGGGGCGTCCAACTCCGAGAAGTTACCTTGGGTGTCTTCGACAACGTCTATTGCGTACTGCTGTGCGCGTCCTTCTGGTGAGTTCTTTAGCGTTTTAGACGTGTTGGCCGTCGGGTTAGACAAAGCCATGTCGTACGCTGCTATGGCAGAAGAAATACGGTTTTGTGATTCTACAAACTTGGCGACATTATAGAGCTTACGAGTGGTAGTCCCCAGAACATCAGAAGCTTTGTTAAGCCCTTCCCAGCCCGTGTTAAAACGGTCGAACGCTCCATCCTCTTCCATACCCTGATCTAGTATCTGACGGTCTTGTAGTTCTTTGAGCAAGGAGTGGTATTTAACCGGAACCTTGTCGAAATTAATTTCAGTTTCTAGGTTTAAACCTATCTTAGAAGCTGACAGAGCTACCTTATAGCCCCTGAACAACGCGCTCCAAGTACCGCTGTAGTCATTAAAGTCTCCGGCGATACGAGGGACTGTAACCATAGTCGGCTGCGTTGCGTTTGTGAGGTGGTACCCGGCGCTGGTAAGCAGCATGTAAACCGAGTTCGCCGTCGCTATACGGTCTTGGATCGGTGTGTCGCTGCGCGTTAGTACTTTCTGGTAGTGGCTCGTAATCGTGTTAAAGACCCGCTGTCTTTCCTCATCACGGTTGCCGTTTATCTTAACCTCTTTAGCAGCTTCAGCGAGAGCCGTATTTATTTCAGTACCGTTTTCCATCTGGGCAATGAGGCCAGCTTCTGCTTTAGCGTGACTTAAAAACGACCGGACCATGTTCTGTTCGTACCCTGCCCGGTTCAGACGTCTCGCCCCAGACACTCTAGCGCTACGCTCATCCATCGACTGGAAGTACATGTCTCGCACCATCTCACGAAACGCAGTTTTAGACTTAGCGTCCATACTAGAACTGTCGTTAGCAGCCAAAGCAGCCATGACCTTTTCGTAAACCTCTGGGTTTGAGACCCGGTCGGATTCTAAGTTAGGAGCCCTTTTTGTAGTCTGGCTGAAAGAAAAGGTCTTTTTGTTTTGGTCGACAAATGCTTTTGCGGCACCTTTCGTGTCAAAGAAACTTATGACGTAATGGTCGCCGTCGGACTTTAGTTTTTCAAACAAATCTTTTTGAGCTTTTGTAGAGCCTTCAGCCTCCGCAGCTGTTTCAGCTGCCATGTACCTAGCAGACTTGAGTTCTGCCACGTTATTACCAAATCTTTTTAGCGGAGAATACGGACCTTCCAGCGAAGAGTCGTTAAAGAACTTGGCGGACACCCCTAACTTTTTAGCGAGTGCAACTTTCCGTTGACGCATCCGCTCGCCGTGCGCAAAGATGTCTGCGACGAGTGTTTTCTCAGTTTCACTAAGACGGTTAAACTGTACCTGTGCTACTTTATCGACAGCGACTGTCTTTTTACTGAACAAATCTGGGTGGAAAACTTTAGGGTCGTAGCCCCACTTCTGGTTAAATGTAGAGTCTCCTAAGAACTTGTTGACCGTTTCCAAACGGCCCTTCTTTAGAGCACGAACCTGTTTTTGCACGTCAGAGAACGACTGCTTGATCTCGTTCCGGGTAACGTCTGCGGCGATCATTGTGTCCCACCACTTGCCTACACTCGGCATATCTTTTCGTGCATCACGAACAATGTTGTGGACAAACTTTAGCGAGGACGCCGCTTGTTTAGCAATTTCAACCGTGTTGTCATAGATGTCGACCGCGCCGTCACCACCCATATTATCACGGACCCACTCGCGGTTAGCTTTCTTCTTAACAGCTGGTATCGACGTCTGATCCTTGAACGAGAACCGTTTGAACAATTGTTTGTCGGTCTTGGAACCCACTCGGCCAGTGTTTGTGTTAGCAGCGGCTGCACCCGTTACGCGGTTGTACACAATGTTAGGTACTCGACCATTATTATAACGTGTCATGCGCCGTCTGGCTTCTGTGAGTACACGAACGACGTCTCGGTGACGGACACCTTCCAAACGAACCCAATCAGCCCCGTCAATGTCTTTAGTCGTAGTGATGTCGAAATCTTCGGGTATTCCTATGTCTTCGACAACTTTGCCTTCTGGGCCGATGATCGTAAGCAGGTAGGTGTTAGGCACAAATTCACCGGGCGCGTTGTTATACTCTGCTCTGTCTAAGACAACTGTCAATATTGGACTGGCCACTCCCTCATCAGTAGTTACGTCACCGTACACGGCCATTGCCATGTCGCCGGGAAAATCAAAATTTGCTTCGGTACTAATGTTTGTTTTGGTACCAAATTTCGAATCATCACCCCATAGAAAAAACTCTGCACCTCGGTCGGCTTTTTCATCTTGATCGTTAGTTTCAAACAGTACGGCGCGTTTATTATTGATGTTTGCCGCAACTTTTGCTTTTGAGGTGTTCGCGTAGTAAGCCATAACGTCAATTTTGTTTTTCGACACAGCACCTTTTTCTACAGCAACCTTTTGCATCGCACTTTGAGCAGCGCCTTGGGCAAGGGCAACAAGCTCTGATGCTTGAAAGATTGCTTGATCGGAGCCTCGTGGAAGACCAAAAAACGGATCAGGGTTTTTGTCGTTAAACCATCGGTTAGTTAACTCTGAGAAAAAGTCTTGAACTTTAGACAGCCACCCAGCTGCATTGGCTATTTCGTCTGCCCTTGGCGTAACCCCCCGCGCTACAGCCTCTTCAACGGCGTACGCAATAATCTCAATAGGCACCTGTTCCTCGACCAGCCCATGCATACGAGCAAAAGCGATCCGTCCCACTACGGCGTCATGTATTTGCCGTTCGACAGCGGTTTCGTCTAGGCTGCTCCACTTGTTAACTTCCTGCGACAGCGCCACTACTTCTTTGTTAGAAAGTAATTTATTCTCTAGCCCGAGGTGAACTCCAACTTCGTGCGCAATAACCGCCGCTTCAGTTCCAACGTTTATGTTCTCTGCGATAAAGTGAGCCCGTTTTCCGTCCCTCGGATCAATAACCCCTTGCGCTTTTTTAAGCTCCTCGAGGGAAACAGACCCACCGAGTGCCCGGAACGCGTCTTTGACAGTTTTATGTAGCTGGAGGGGGCTGTAAATCCCACCCGGTTCGACTGTAAGTGTCTCCGAGTCCTTGTCGTTCATAGCGACAAAGTCTTCAAACAGCCCGTCCGCAACTACTTGTAAGTTTGACGTAGTAGTAGCGTTAGTTATCGTGCGTTTTCTAGAAAAGCTCTTAGGTTTGCTGCTATCAGGCGGTGTTACTTCTTTTGCTGTTGCTGGCTTTGTTGTTCTGCGCGGTTTAGCATCCGTGTTTCTGCTGCTCCTAGTCTCAACCCCACTGCCTTCGCTTCCTTTAGTACTGGTATCAGGTCCGCTGGCTTCATCTTCTTCGTTGTTTTGGACATCAGTGTTCTCCATAGTTACGCCATCGTTCGCGGCGTCGTACAAGGTTTCTATATTGCGCAGGTCTTCTGCAAGCTGAGCGTCGTCGTTAGTCGACGCGTGTTCCATCACGGAACCCACCCAGTCGGCTTGATCTATTGTGCTTATTTGGCCAAAACTGGGTCCGCCATCTGAGACGCCGTCTCTCCACATCTTTAACGCAGTGGCACCAAATTCGGCGATCATGGCCTTTCTTTGGGCTTCGTAATTAACTTTCGCCGCTTCAACTCGTTCTTCGTTGACCTCGTTTACTTCGTTCGAACGGGCTTTGGTAAACTCTTTTACATCTTCAAACCCGTCGTAGGCACCTTGGTTCGCACTGGCTTTTGTTCCAAAGCCCCCACCTACCCCAAACTCTGCTTTATCGAGGGCTTCGGAAGCGTCTGTTATCTCGTCCGCGTCTGCTAAATTTGCACTTCTTTGGATCGGGGCGTCGACGGCTTTCATGTTTTTAAGTACGCCTGCGCGTTCAGTTGTAGCCGCCTCACTTGTGCCAGTTACTGCATCTAGTGACGCACCAGTTTCGTCGTTCGCAACGTTATCCCCAGCCTGATTAACGTCGGCGTCTTCTGCGGCAGATTGTTGATCGAGTTGAGCAGTATCACCGTCTTGGGCGCTTACTACGTTTACCGGGCGAAGCGACGCCAGCAACGCAGGAAGTTGTTCTGTCGTTACACCAAGGGCTTCAGCTAGTTTCGGGCCTATTCTTTTTAGAACTGTTTTGGCCGAGGATGCGTCTTTTACGCCAGCGTCTTTTGCCAACTGCGTAAAGCTCTTAGCCCCAGTACCGTCTTTCTTGTTTGCCAGAACGCGTTGCTCTAAGTACTTGTCCCCCTCAAAGTTAAATATAGCTTGGGAGAACGTATCAAAGACCGCTTTGTCGTTCTTCCCCGTCAGTCCTTCGGACACTCTCCCGACAGCCTGACGTACCGCTAAGAGCTTTTGCTCTCTCGTAGTTGTTGACGCGTTAACATCTATAGGCGGGTTCTCAATTTTGTCGATGGCAGCGTTGAAGCTTTTCTGCCTGTAGTTGTTTCCGTTAACGACCGCCGCTAAGTCGTCATACTTGCCACTGTCGACCCAGTCTTTTCCGTATAACGCTTCGGCTTTTTCAATAGCTTGGACCGTACCCTTAACTGGTTTATCTATAATAGCTTGGCGCTCTCTCGCCGCGATGGCCGCTGGGTCTTCCGCGATTGGCGGGTTGGCTGCTATTTCGGCGGCGTAGTTGTCTAGTGCTTCCATGTAGGCAGCAGCGTCCGCCTCTGTGTCAGTATTCCCTTCCTTAACAGATTTTAAAAAGTCTGTTTTTATCTTACTAAGACCTATCTCACTATACGATTTTGCTTTGTCTGCCTGACTAGCGCTTGCTCTGTATTCGTTCAAATGCGCTTTAAACGCCGTACTGATCTCTGAGTTTGGGTCTTCAAGGTCTAGTTTGTTTTTTGCGTCTACTTGGCTAACTCTGGCTTCCACAAATTTGTCATACTGTATGAACGACGGCGCAGCTGCTTCACGCGCAGTGTCGACTGCCTCGGCTTCTTGCTTTGCCTCTGCGAGAGCCCGTTCGTTTTCAACCCGCGCTTCCGCCAGTTCGGTTTCTATCGAGGGAGCCGCTTCTTCGACTATGCTCGAGGGCAACTGAGTTCCCGTCTCACTAGGCAAAGCTGACACTGTGTTAACACCCGCGCCCAACCCTGCGCCTGTTGCGGCCCCAATTACCGCTGAACTACCGACGTCTTGGTAAACAGGCTTGTCGTTGGCTAAGTTAGAAAATGATTGCTCCGTACCGCTCTGAAGAAATTCCTCTCCAGCCTCGACGACTGTGCCCTTGGCAACTTTCTTTAGCGCCCCAAGTTTGACCAAATCTTTAGCTGCGTTAGCAGCTAGACCCGTCGCTAAACTGTCGGCGTCGGCTATCCCCGAGAACTTGCTTCCCGCACGACCTATCAAGGCCGTAGTTGGAGCGGCTAACAGCCCGTACAACCGGTCTGGGGAATAGTCGAAGTTACCTTGGGCTCGTTGCTCAATCGCGGTACCAGCGCCGACGTCTCCGGCGGCTATCACACCTTCACCGACGGCACCGAACGTACCAGCGCCAGCGTTTGCTGCCCTGTTTGCTGCGCGTCCTATTAAACTGGTAGGTTTTGTTATACCCGTTGCGCCTACGGCTACGGCTTTTGCCCCTTTACCGACAGCGCCACCCAGAACAATATGAGGTATAGTTTCAGCAACGAAGTTAGCTATCTGGGTTGGGTTTTCTGCGAGGAAAGTTCCAGCGGCTCCCCCTTGATTTATAACGTAGTCAGAGACAAACTTTATCCTGTCGCCGACTGACGCATCTTCTGGAAAAGGAGGCATGTTTTGAACAGCGGTTTGTAGCTCGGTTTGGAGTTTGGCTTTCTTATCTAGCTGATCTTGGGTCATCAGCGTGTTGTCTATAAAATCACCAGCCGCGTACAAGCCTTCGGCCACTGGGTCCGCAATCTTGTTTAGCCCCTTAACATAAGTGCCCAGCCCTACTAGCGCCCCCGCAGCTTTTGGAACAGCGCTGGCTGCACCAACCGTCATGTTGTACATTTGTTTGTAATTGGCGAACGGGTCAAACGATCCCGCGTCGTCGTCTTGTTGTGGGGCAGGCGCAGAACGACCCGAGTTCATACGCTCAATAGCGTCCCGTTGGCCTTGGGTTAGTACTGACTGGTTTTCTTCATCATCATCAATTACCCGCGTCGACCCGCCGTTCATACGGTCTACTGCTGCTTGTTGTCCTGCTGTAAGCGCCATAAGTTTTTCCGCTTTCTACTCAAATTGTCTTTGGTCTTCGGGAGTCATATTTAAGAAAGCTTCCATACTGACACCGCCTTCTTTGAGCGCGGCCATGTTCAACATGCCAGTTTGGTATTTAAAGGTCTGGAGCAGAGTTTTAGCTCCCTCGGGGTTGTCGGCTTGCATGTAGGCGTAAGTGTCGCCGCCCAAGAAACGCTGTAAGCCTTCTTGTCTAACTGTTTCAGAGTCTGCCTGGTCGCTGTTTTTAACTTGATTGTTGATCTTCGCAATTTCTGCGTCCATCTTCTCAATTGCTACTTTGTCCACCCCGTCTTGAGACTTTAGATCATCCGCTTGAGCGTTGTGAACCGCAGTCTCAGCCGCAACCTTCCCAAGCCCCGCCTCACCTTTGCGGCGGGCAAACAAACTCTCTGCGTATGATGCAGCGTTACCGTAAGTTGTAACACTCTCAAGCTGCGCTCTTGCCTCTGCGGCGTTAGGAGCATCCATAATCGGGATGACCTCGCCCTCGGCACCGGTTTGGAACATTTTGACCCCACCAGTTTCTGAGTCTATCTCGAGAGTAACTCCAGTCGCGTCACCGTTCTGTTCATCGAAAAACGCTCGAATACCTTCAAAATCATTTTTCTGGACTAAACTAGAGACCGTCGACTGAAACTTTATCCCTTGGTTGGCTATCGCGGCAATTTCAGATTCGGTGTAATTCTTGCTAAGTTCCGTGGCTTTCATCGGGTCGAACTGAGCCACCACATTGACGTAGGCTTCCGCTGCGTCTTTGCCTGTCTTGAACTCTCCGTTTGAAAATCTATTGGAGTAGTCTAAAAACGCGTGGGTCTCCATTATATTTGCTTCCGCAGTTGCACCATCGGCTCGATACTGTGCCGCTTGCGCTCTAAACTGTTCTGCTTGAGCCGCATCTCGCAAATCTACGTTCGTAAGGTCGGTTCTAAACTGTTCTAATCTTAGTTTATTTTCCGCGATAACAGCTGCGTCCGCAGAACCTTGTCGGTTTGTTGTGCTAGTGTTTGCTAGCTTTATCGCTTCGGTTTCAGCATTTTGTTTCGCTATTCCAGTGTGCGCATCTTGGGTGTCCGCTCGCAGATTGGCAACCCTCTCAGGCGTCATCGCTAGTACGTCCGCAGTGTTAGCCTTGTTTAGGCCCGTGCCCGAATCGGTGTTTCTTATGTTGGCTAGAGCAGCGTTCTGCGCAATCAAACCTCTCAGCGCGGTGGTGTACTGCTCGTTGTTAGCGTCTATCCTGTTATCACGGTCTTTAGCGTTTAAGTCAGCAAGCGCCGTTCTATTGGCTAAACCCCCGGCAGTGTCGCCATACTTCGTGGCGATGTCACCAAGAGCTTTATACCGCGCTCTTTCGAGGTTGTCGCCTTTTAGGCCATACCCCGCGCCACCGTCTTCGGACATAAACTTTTCGTCGTCCATTACTTGTTTGGTTGCATAACCTTGCTGTAGTTTCTGCCCAATCTCGTAAGTACTTTTGAAGTTTTCAGCGAATTGCGCCCACTGTGATTTACGTGCCATTACGCGACCTCTTTCATTTGTATGCCGAGCATACCGTAGTCGACTGTTTTGTAGCCGTTGAACACGCCGTCTGTACGGGTGAAGACTGCGTCTGGGTAGCTAAGCTCAACCTCTTGGGCCATTACACCACGGTAGCGGATTTTTGGATCACCGAACCCTTCTTTGTAATTAAACTCGTAAAGTGTCAGAGCCGTGCGTTGGTCTACACCGACTTCCCTGATGTTGTCTTTCAACCGTTCGTCTGACGTCGCGTAGATAGATGCACCCGCACCAGCGATAGCGCCGATGTCACCAAGAGTGCTGTCTTGGGTATTGATATACTGGTTCACAGAGTTGTTCAGCACACTGCCGAGACCAGATATACCTTGTCCGTAACCCGCATTTATAGTGCCAGCGCCGATAGCTGAGTTGCCCATATAGTTTTGACCCGCCGATTGTGCGTTTCCGCCAGCCATGGAACCCGCGTTGGACGCGCCGCCGTAGGCAGCTGCTGAGGCACCAGCAAGCCCGCGACCGAGACCAGCTGCATCGAGCTTACGTGCGTAACCCATCTGCTGCGCTTGGTTTCTAGCCCCTGTCATAGCGTTAGCCCGAACGGCGGCTTGTTGTAATCCTGTGGCGTTCTGCATACCAGCAAACCGACCTGAGTTGGGGTTTACGCCCATTGAACGAGATGCTCGTTGGTTCTGCGCTTGGACCTGACCAAAGGCCAAACCTGCGTCCGCCGAGGCTTTAGATGCTAACTCATTTGCGTACGCGTCTGTATTAAATCTCTGGGCGTCCGCTACAAGCCCTCGTTCCAGAGGGCGGTACGTGTCTTTTTGGTAATTATAATAATCTCGAGCTTGAGCCATTTGCTCGGATTGCGCAGTCATCTGCTGGTTAGCTATACCCTCAAGGATCGGAGCGGAACGGTCATACTGTTCCCGAGCGAAAGCAAGCTGATCTCTACCTAACTGCGTTTGACTTTCCATCGCCGCACGGCTTGCGTCGGCAAGCGGTTGGTAGTCGGGGGCCGGGGTTGGATTACTTTTGCCCATTTAGTCGACCTTTCCGGTAATTTTCAGGCCACAAAACAAGGACAATGATGTCTTGCCCGTCTGTGCCAGCTTCACGCATGACGCCCTCTTGGACAAAGCCAAGGCGCTTAATAATTTTGAGTGACTTTGCATTGTTCGCCTCTACCAACCCAGTTAACCTTCGGAGCTTGCAGGTCTTGAACGCGTATAAAAAAGCGTGGTCCAGCAGCTCCGACAAGCTCTTCGTGGGTGTGCTAACCGCAAGATGGACCGTTGCGCTGCAAGGAGTGAAGTTGTTCAGCACGACCCCAGCAGCAAGTTCACCTTTTTTCTCAGCGCCCATTGCGTAAAAGTCGCCCCATGAGGTCGTTTGACCTACCCGATTGGCGACCCAATCGCCGACCCGTTTCTTGTTGTCAAAAACTAACAAAGCCGCGAACCAAACGATACATGTTCACATGTTAACACATTAGATTGCGTATTCATAGACCAAAAAAGCTTCATGGCAACTGCTCTAGTATGTTTACTATCTCTACCATTAGGTTGGGGTCATCGACAGATAAAAAGGTATCAGCCAGCACAAGCGCGTAGCTATCGCTTTTCTGAAAAACACCCGCCGCCACTTGAGTTAGTAGCACCACTTGAGCAGTGGTTTCGTTAGCTTGTGGGTTGATAGCCAACCCCTCAACGTCAATAGTTTTATTGGTTAAATCCATGTTATCCTCACTCGCTGAACCGAAACAGATAAAGTTCGTAGTCAAAGCTAATTGACAGGCCGGGGGGCCGGTACTCTGGAAACACCAGTGTCGCTACCCCGTGTTCTCCGTATGTAAAAATCAACTCAGACTTGCTAACCGCCGCCGATAAAACAAGGGAGTACGCGTCAACCACCGAGTTTACCAAGGTTGTGTCTAAGTTAATCAAAAGTTGATTGTTGGCAGGGACGCGAACGTTAATTAGGTCACTCACCCCATTTCCGCTACATGCCGTTATGGTGATAAACAGGTTGTAGAAAAACTTGTCTGGGTCAAACGTCAGTCCATGGCTTATTTGTTTGCTGTACTGCGTGGAGGTAATCGTGGTGCTACCAGTCTTTGTTCCGCCCCGAAATACCAGTCGCTGAGTGCTATCAAATTTTGTATCCCCAGCAGCGTTCTCAATGTAAATCTTAGTGCTATCAACGCGCAAACTCATGGTGTCACGTCCAAGTCTAATTCAGCGGGGGGACGTCCCACTGAAGGCCCAGCAACTCGGTACGATTGCGCGCCGTAGTTTGCATAGTTTCCGCCCGCCAGCATGGTATTGTTCCACGATGAAGACACCGAAAGGCGATAGTAGTAAGATGTGCTTCGCCCGCTTGCAGCGAAGTTAAGCAGATCAACGTTTAGTAAGTAAGCGCTGCCTGAAACGTTAAGACTATTCTCAGTCCAATACAAAGTCTGGTAAATAACTTTTCCTGAAGTCACGAAGCTCCAGTTGTCAGATGGGCTTTCTCGGCGGTTTAACATTACTACGTTGCTGGTCGTTTGGCCGTTGTTATTAATAGACGCGCCCGATAATGAAGCAGGCGGAATTCTAATTGCGCCAAAGTTAAGCTGCCCGATGTTAGACGCGCTAAAACTTGCAGAATAAGTTGTCGAAGAAAAGTTGTGAGATGGGACAAAGAATTCTAAGGCAAGCGCCGTGCCGGGGGTTAGAGTAGTAGCAGGACGACTAAGTAAACTGGTAAACCCTTTGTTCTGATGGTAGTCAAAAAACTGGTCGTTGTTTTCGACTGCGAAGCCCACAAGGCATGGTCCGCGAGCTAACCCACCAACCTTGAAAGCGCCGCTGCTAACGGTTTTAATATACTTATCGTTGGTATCAAACGTCACAGCATTTGAGCTGTTGCGCGTTACAATCCGACTTGTTGTTATAGAGATGCGATCAACCAATGATGTAAACCTTTACGTTGCTTAGAGACAACGCAGGACAGGTTGCTCGAATGGCGACTGATATACAGGTTAGTTTAACCATGCTCGAAGCGCTATCGAACGTACAAAAAACTGTGCGCGAATAAGTTGCTGTGGAATCTGTGTACTGGTCGCCGTACAAAACGCCCCCAATTTCCAAAACGAACAAAGATGGATTACTAACGCTGGTCGTTCCGACGTTAACACTCTCAACTTGAAGTTCTGGTACATAAATTGTTGCCATTAACAGCAGCCCCCGCCGCCTGTACTCCACACTCGTGTACTCAAAGCTTGGCTCGAAAAACTTGCGGACGATAAGGTCAATTCATCGAGGACACTTATGAACTCAAAGTCGGTATGGAAATTAATTGTGGCCAGATTAGAGTTAGGGTTAGCTAGGCGAGACGCCATTGTAGCTTCACGGGTAGAAGCGTCGGAGACGTAATCGGTAATCATCAACGCCCCGGTTACTTTGTTCATATACAGCGTTTTAGTTGGCATGACGAAAGACCCTCTGGACGTCGGCGGTAGCAAGATCGTCTATGGAAGAAAGTTTGTACGGCCTGTGGTGAAGGATTTTATCGTTACCAAGATAGATCGCCGTATGCGAAGTAATCTCTGGTATATCTGGCAGACCCCCAAGGATGATGTCGTTTACCTGCAACGTTTCTGGGTCGACCTCTTGCAACCCGAGTTCTAAAATGTAGTCGGCAGCGCCGCCGCCTAAGTTTGCAAGGTACTCTCGAACCGTAATCTGACGGTAACGCGTGGTATAGTTTTTTGTACCTGTCAGTTCGTCCATAAATCGTGCGGAAAGAGAAATGCAGTCATTCTTCATTCGAGTGTAAGGCTGCGCAATTTTGAGTGCAGTTATCGCTACGGCAGTCTGCTTGCGTGAACTCACAAGAATGCTGTTTGCCAGAAGTGTATCGCTTACGACTAGAGGTCCATTTTCGTCTGCAACAAGATCGCCCAACACCACATTTACGCGCTGACCGAGCAAGGCTAAACTTTCTTCATAAAAACGCGCGAAGTTCCAAGGGTTATGCACCCTAAACTCTCGTAGTACTCCTGCTGCATCAGTGATCGTTATACTCATAATTAAGCCGATATAGTTATTGTGCCGTTGGTCAAATCAATCACAAAGTTGCCGTCGGTCGATTGAAGAGTGCCCGCCGTAATCGACGCGCTGTTTAAGTCTAAGTTCCCGTTTTTCTCTAGTTTCCAACCAGTGTTGTTAGCGTCGCTGTAGTTGGTAGATTGGATTGTGTTTCCAATCATTGCGTTTGTAATCGTACCGTCTTTAATTAACGCACTGTCAATACTCACAACGCCGCTAGTAATGCTAAACGGTACGGCGTTGGTGCCACCGGGATTATCAATCGTAAACGCGTCTACTGCGAAGAATGCACCCGTGGGTGCCATCACAACTTTGGGCGAGGCAACAGACGCAATCCCGATGTTATTTCCACCCGAGTCAGTGGTGTACGTGATGGTGCCGCCTAAATAAATTGTGGAACCCGCGATAGTGTTCCCGTAAAAGTCTACAGTGTTGAGTAGGCTTGCCGTAATTTTGTCTGCCGTCAGATTGTTAATCTGCGCGTTGTTAATTGTGGCATCCGCAATCATGGCGCTGTCTATATAAGTCCCGGCAGGGACAGCAACGCCGTTAATCTGGGTCGACCCTGTGCTGATGACGAACGGTGATTTTACCTCTAGGTTGATCCCGACGTTTGCGTTGGGGTAGTTTGCAGTGAACCAACTAGACGATTGGACAGGAAAATCGATCAACGTCCCGGGATAGTTGCTTGTTCGTGCGATTTCGAGGACGTAACCGAGGTTTGGGCTGATTATATTGCCCTTTCCAGTGATGTTATACTCTCTACTGTACACACCCATCTCTCTCACGGTAAGCGTATCCCCCGCTACATATGTGTAGGCGTTATAGATAGAAAGAGAGACTTGTATGTACCGTCTATAGATTGAGGAACCACTAAAAGACACGCCAATGTCGAAAGTCTCGGTCGGGTTAACAACAGAAAAGCGGTCTGCCGCTACTATAAAATCACTAACCCGCGCCCCATCTACCGTTGTAGAAGCTAGGCCAAACCCAGAGACATGCCCGTTATTGTCGATCTTTACTGTGTACTGAGCCTCTAAACCGCCAACCGAATTGGTATTAACCGCAACAGCAGCTGTGTTATCGCCCACCACTGTGGCTACCGTTTGTACCCGCTGGTTTACAGAACCAGTTACGCTGGCGTCTGCGTCTACCAGATCAATTCGGGTGCCAAGAGAGGTGGCAAGCTGAGTAGAAGTAACCTTCCCCGAAAGCACCGATAGCAAGTACGCAGCGTCCTGCCCAGTCGTGCCCTCAGTTCCATTTGTAGCGTTATAAGCACTCACAACACCGTTTTGGTTTACGTTTCGAGCCCAGTAATACCGAGTGGCAGCTGCACCTAAGTTGTGCGCAAAACTGTTGCCCGCTGTCATACCCACAAGGACCGCATCACCTATAACGTCTGATGTGTGCGCCCAAACCTCAGTATAGGCGTGCCCGCTGTAATTTGGAGCAGCCCACGCCACAATAATATTGGCAAGCGCACCGGACGTAGTTAGATTGCGCGGAGGGCGCGGAGCCTCGATTGGTCCGTTCACGGGAGCAAACCCGCCACCACTGGTAGTTTTTACTACTCCCGCAGCGATGAGCTGCCGCGCTGTTACAACGGCATCCGCCCCGCCTCCGTCCAACGCCTCGCGAACTCGCTGAATAAACTGTTGCAAGTCTCTTGGGAGTGGAGACGATACTGAGGGGATATTAGCCACTGGCAAGCTCCGTCATACTGTTGGCGACAGAGAGCGAAAACACTTCGTTCGACCCCTCGACTTGCATTTCTAGGTCGCGTCCAACTTTGGCAGGGAGCCTAAACGGGTTGCGGTTCTGCACCGTCTGCGTGTGGTACAACGTGTTATCTAGGTAGAATTTCAGCGTCATGGGGTAGGCTTCGGCTTCCAGCTGAGCGCAAGAAAAGCCCATCACCTGTGGGAGTGAAAACTTTTTAGACCGCCAGATGTAAGATTTTGTACTTCCGCTGCCCCAAGGTTTGACTTTGTTGCCGCTGTCGTTAACCGCTAAGAACAACTTGTCTCTTAGGAGATCATGGTAGCCCGCGTCAGCGTAAATATCGTGCAGGATAAACTGCCCACTGCGCACATCGAAGATAAACCCACCACTCTGAGTACCGTTGTCGTAGAAAGCAATATACTGGTTATCGTGTTGATAGGCGTGGATCGACTCTGGCTTGAAGAAGGTCTGCCACTGCGCAAAGTCAAACAGGTTTTCAGTAACAATGCGCGAACCACCGGGGGAAAGGAGCATTAACCCATCTGGCGCTGCGTACATTACTCCGCCCATTAAACTGACAATGCTTCGTTTGGATACACAGGCTTGCTCGATGTCAGCTTTTACCACCGACATGTTGAGCGGGTTAGCTCCTTGGATGAGGTACGGTGTGCCTTTAGTTAAAACCGCCAGAGTAGTATCCATGCGCCCCAACCCCACAACAGGGTAGTCCACAGTCTGGATATACTGCTCAGGCCAAGCGTGCGGGTGGTACGGATCGCAGAAATATATATCTCGCCCACTAAACCCCGCCATAAGACCGTTTGGTAGATTAGTTAGACCCGTCAAAGTTTGTGGGGGTGCAGACCATGTAAGTGTAGGAACCTCTTCGCCTAGCGCATCTGGTTTAACGTTATCTGTGAAGTTAGCATCCGCCGCTGCGATTTCAGAGACAAAAAGAAACACACCACTTACGGCGCGATAAATTCTTTTGTGGCTAGTAACGTAGCCGCTAGGGACCGAAGAAAACCCTGATAGCGACACCGTTTGACCGTCTCGCACATCCACTGTATTTGAGGCTTCAGCTGGAGCAGACTCAAATTCGAACCCGCTTTCCTTGTTTACGAATGTGTATGTGTAGACGCGCGTTTCAAGTGTATCGTCTTCGTCGACGTAACCGACGGATTGTTGCAGTGAGAAAGTGGCCTGTGTGGGGTAGTCACCTGTTCTTATCCGTAACGTTGCTTCCGTGCCAACCGACGTGGTTGTGACAACGGCAAACGGAGTAACCGACCCGTAGTTGACAGCCGTCGCACCAAAACCAGATAGCGCGCTAAACTGGCTGGTGTAGGCGGGGCTGAACACAGGTACTATTTGTTCTTCGCCATCTATTTCAATCGCCAGATACCGGCCTTCCATCGCGTCCACATTAGTCTGAGTAACAAATATTCTGGCGGGGCTTTCTGAATCAGACCCTGAGTTTTCTATGGTAGTGGTTACGACAGTGCCTACTGTGCGGCGGTAGGTAATAGAACCGCTCGCGCCTGTGCCGCTTTGGTCGGGGGTAAGAACTACGGATGAGCCATAAGCGGTTGCTTCGACGTGCGTACCAAGCTGAGTGTCTAAGTACGTTGCAAAAGCCGCTGCCGTGAGAGTTCCAGAAAATGTGTAGACTGCGTCGTCTACATGGGTGCCGATGTTAGTGCTTACAAATATTTTGTCGCCCGATGTGATAGAGGTGATTTCAGCATCTGTAATTACGACATACGCAGATGTAACCGCCGCACCTGTAGCTTGAAGATCGGGAGGAGTAATAACTACCCCGTCAACTGTAACTGGGCTGGCATAAGAAAACGTACCCTCTGTGTTTGCTTTAGTGCCTGTTTGAAACTTCACAAATAGCTTAGCCGCAGCTCCGGTGGCAACTGTGTCGATTTTTACAGTGCCTGTTTCTTCTGAAGCAGTGATTGTGGACGACAACGCAGTATTAATAGCCGAGACAACGCTCGCCGCTGTAATGGTTCCTGACAAGGTTACGACTGTGTAATCAGACGCATTGTCCGCCACGGTGCTTATCGAAATACCGTACTGTGTGGTCAAGCTTTCTACGTGAGACGACGTCAGTGTAATAGTGGCCGAGTGACTTGCAGACGTGAAGGTGTCAGCGGATGCCGCCGCTGGTGCAGTAGGCGCAGGGATGCCTAAAGGTCGTGTAGCAGCGGGGTAATTACTGCCACTGAGAGCCAGAGAGTTGTACGTGGCTTTAGGGCCACCATCGCCCGTAAAGAACGTCCATTCAGAGACGTCTCCAGCGATTTGACTGCGGCACACGTCAACATCGGCAGGCCAATGAAACCAGTAGTTGTTGTCAGATAACGTGTCCTGTCCGTAGCGGTACAGAGACTTGATCGTACCTGTCTTGGGTAGGTCTGCTACCGATGCGCCGAGGTCAGCAATGGCTTGGATGCTCCCTTGAAACACAGGGCAGTTCATGGCTGTCTGTGCTTGGTTATCTTGAAGATAACGCGGAGGAACAACAGGTGCGATTCCACCGAAAGATTTTATTGAAAAGACAGCCATTTTACGCGTCCATTAACCAAGTGTGAATTTTGTTTGTCTGATCGGTTCGATCTTCGAGCCCGTGGTATCCGCCGTTAACCTTGCGGGTGATACGTTTGATGGTGTCGTCGTTGACGCCCTCGTCTGCGATCCTAAACAGTTTGTTCTTGTTGAAGAACCATTGCGCAGTCTCAAAAGCGTATTCGGTCGCGACGTCGTCGGGGTTAATCATTACTCCTGGCAAACGCATGTCAGACGAAAACTCACGGAAATTTGATTTGCCCGTGAGTTGTAAAAAACCTTTTCCAGAAAAAAGTGCCCCATCCCCGGACGACTCATCACCGTTCCCCATACGGTCTGAGTAGACCTTGTTAGCTAGTTTTGAGGGGTTTTTAGCGTATGGCTCGGCGTCCTCAACAGTGGCAAACCTCGAAGGCCAGACTGCTTGTATGCGCTCAGCCGTGGAGTAATACAGCCCCTCGCGCACTACTTTAAAGCCCCCGCTCTCATGGGACGCCTGCCCCAACAAGTGAGCACCGCGTTCTGGAGACAGTCCAAAGTGTTTGGCAATCGCCCGTGCAGTATTAGGTCCAAAAGACCCATCAGCGCCGACGCCAACCTTTGTCTGCAAATTTCGCATTGCGTCGCTCATTTTCGGCCCCCCATAAACTGTTTTGCGCCTTTGACGCCGAACGAAGCTGAAATTGCAGTTAAAAGTGCCCAAAAATACCAGTCCGGGGCTAGAGAAAGCTGTTCAAATCCGTGGGCTACAACGCCTTCCATGCCGGGTATGAAGCATAAAAATAAGGGGATCGCGAGGATTATTGAGAAAAACTCGTCTTTCCATGACCCCTCAGAATTTTCTGCCATGATCCGTTCCCAGTCGGCAGTCGAAGTTTCTTTGGACAGGAGAATTTTAGCTTTGCTCTCAGCTTCTACTAATTTGAGTTGAGCGGATGCAGCGTTCTTATCCGCTTTGCCTTGGAGCCATGACCCCGCAAGATTTGCCACCGGGCCTAATAATGATTGTAACATAACCGCTCAACTCCTTATCTGTTTACGTGTTAACACATAAACTTAGTGATTTCCACTGTCTTTCGTTTTCCCCAGATTTGTTACGCCGAAGAACACACCAACAATTCCAGCCACAGAAATAAAGTACACCCCGGCGATTGAAGACAGGGCAGACGTTGCCTCGCTTAAACCGATGTAAGCAGTGACTATTATCGAGAATGGATACAGTAACATCCCGGCCAGACAGAAATATACCACGCGCCGTTGCATGTCGCGCTTACTGTCTTCGTCATCCAGCTTTTTAGCTCTGGCGTCTAATTCCAAAGCATCCCACTCTACGCGAGTTACCGCCCCGTTGCTGTCTTTATCGACCGTGTCGAAATCAACCATACGACTTCTTAGCCGGTTTTTTAGCAGTTTTACCCTTCATAGGTTTACCTGTTTTTGCTGCGTATGTTGCAGCTGCTTTTTTACCAGCGGCCCCGTAACCGAACGTCTTTTTTCCTACTTTTGGCATTATGATTTATCCTTCCTACATTTGCATTTATTTATCATTTTTGAACAGTTAGAACATCTTCTCATCGTCGTTTTACCCTTTCGCTGTTTTAGCGGCTCGCTTAAAGTTAGCCGCTGTGGGAGCACCTTTGGTGCCCGGTTTGCGCATCTTTTCGCCCGAACCAGCGGCTATGCGTTTCTTCTTGGCCGCGATGTTAGAATACAATCCAGTTTTCTTGTGCATCACCATTTCTCCTTGTTTGCCCAATAGGCTGCTGACATTTTGCCTCTGGCTATGTTTTTGCCGTGCCTAGCTTTAAAACTTGTACGTTTCTTCTTTATCTTGTCGCTCTCACCGGCCTTCGGTTTTCCCGCAGTGGAAGCACCTTGCTCACCAAAACGGATCGTCTTTACCTGCTCACCTTCTTTAGCAACGACGACGTGCGATTTCTTAGGGTGGCTCGGTGTTCTCCTCGGTTTGTTAAAGCCCGACACCCCTGCCCTAGCTAGTCTTGGGTCTTTGTCTGCCATTTAGTATTCTCCTTGCGTGGTTTACGGCCAGTTGCTTGTGGTGCGTTATGATTACGACTTTGTTATTTTCATCGTAGACCACGTATTTTCCCAACCTATTTTGGTATAACCTCAAAACATTGAACCATTATTGTACTTGCTGTTACCAACACCATTGCGTCGTCCTTGGCTTTCATACACGCACTTCGATCTGAGTGCTGCGACAGCTGGTGATACTGAAGATCGTTATTCATGAAATGCATCCAAACCAAAAACCACATCAGTATTCACCACTTCCCGTGTTTAGCGCCTAAGAGAAAAAGGATACCTATTAAGGCCCCGAACCCGGCAAACATTAGGGCTAACCCGACCGCCCAGGATATACATTTGTCTATGAATTCTTGCTTTTTATACACCAACTCTTGTTGCCTTTTACGTTGCTGTCCCTCAATTTTTACTATGGCTTCCCAAGCACTCGGCCCGTAATTCCAACTAATATGGCTGCGGAGTTCTTCCCTCATTTCCGCCAATTTCTGTTTTTGGGACCAAATTTCCAACGCGTTGGCCTCAACATCTCCAAACATTTTGTACAGGGGCGGTTTCTCTGCTTTCTTTTCTAAAAAATCTATGTCTGACGCAGCCTTCGCAAATTGCGATATAGTCCCAGACATTTCATGTATGCTCTTGCCGAATTCGACTGCCTTCTTGATGCCTTTAAAAGCGGCGCTGGCAGCTGCAATACATGTAACCGGGTCCACAACTATCTCTCCATAAGTCGGTCTATCTTCTCTTCGATTCGATCAAACTTGGTTATTATTTGGCTAAGAACTTGGGACGAATCCGCCTTGGTGACGTACTCCTTTGCCATCTCTTCGCGGGTACGGTTCAAAAGTATTTGGACACGCCCTAGTTCGGCGTGCTGTGCTTTAGCCCACCACACGATGAACCCGAACCCAGCGGTTAACCCGACGTTCCAAAGTGCATCCATTTCCATTTCCCAGTCGCCTTTTGTACTAATTTACTCATATTATATGTTAACGTGTTAACACCTTATTACTCAGGTTTGGTGGGCCAATCTTCATCGTTTAACATGGGCCAGTTAGAGTGTGTTGTTATATTCCTTAACGCCGCCCTATAAGCCACCATTTCGTCGCTTATGTTACGATCCACAAGGGCGAAGAGGTCCGTCTCTATTAGGTAGTGGTCCCTCATAACCCTATTTTTTTCCTCCGCCACCTCTGTTTCAGTTGGCATACTAGCTGCCCAGTTCTCCTCCGTGTATGGGAGAATATCACCGTTTGGCATCTGTATAAATCTTTGTTCGACTACTTCTTCTTCTGACATTTATCGTTCCTCATACTGATCTGTAGAGAGTGGCACTCGCGCCCTCGTTTCTTCTGAAATTATAACTGCCGCTGTGTGGGAGAAACTGTATACCAGCAAACTTTCTTTCGTCTGCGAACATCCCAGAAAACGACCAGAAATTCATGTACGAACTGTTTTGGTAGTTTCTAGTTTCACCGTGGAAAACGGTAAATTTAGTAGCACTGTCTGTCCAAAATTCACACCAACCGTTATGGCTTCCGTGCCCATAGCCCCCATAGTTGTAATAATAAGAAAGGGGAATAAAGCTCGTGTTGTTTCTGGATACATAATTGGAAGACCGCCTTCCGACATTCTTGTAAGCCGTACTGGTTGAAATTAAATAGTTTTGTCCGTTAGTAGCCCTGACCCAAATTCTAATTGCCGAGTAAGTTCCGTTCGTTGTATCTGCGTTAACTGAGTTGAATACCACCAAGTGTTTTTTGTAGCTGGTTGTGTAATCGTTAGAAAATAGATCAAAATTAGAAATAGTTGAGCTACCTGTCAAATTTCTATGGTCACAACGCATCCATTTATTGTCCACCGTTGCGGCGTTAGTATTTCCCACCGCGCTATCGTTGCCGCTGAACTGTCTAAAGTTCGTGAGGTTTCTATTATCGTCGATCA